AATTGAATACAGAAATCAAGAAAAGAGGGATGAAGTCTAAATTAATTGGGCAGGTTCATGATAGTATTGTTATAGATGCTCATCCTAAAGAAATTTGTACTTTGATGTCATTGTTAAAAGAGATTGCTTGTGTTCAATTAAGAAAAGAATGGAAATGGATTAATGTTCCATTAGAAATTGAGGCTAACGTATTTGAACCTGATCAGCATTGGGCATCAGGTTCAGAAGTGCAAGTATTAAGAGCCGCATAAAATAGTATAAAGGAGGAATTATGCCAAAAAGTGAATTTGAAAAGTATGGCGAAGATTTATTTAAAAAAACACAATACTCTAATGCAATTAATCACATAGTAGAAAATATGCAAAACAGTATTAAATTAATACAAGCATTTGCTAAATTAAGAAAAGCAAAATACGATGCTTTAATTGAAGCAGGATTTACAAAAGACCAAGCACTTTTAATAGTTACTAATACTAAAGTGATGGAATAAATGGAACTATATAAAAAATACCGACCTAAGTCCCTAAAAACAATGATAGGGAATACCGATACTATCCAAAGCATCAGGAATATGGAATCCTTTCCCCATGCTATTTTATTAAGTGGTGAAAGTGGGGTTGGGAAAACCACTTTAGGTAGAATCATTGCCAAGATGTTAAAGAGCAAAGGATTGGATTTTGTTGAACTGGATACTTCATCTTTCAGGGGAATAGATACGATAAGGGAAATCAGAAAAAAGATGGAATATAAACCATTAAATTCTGATGCACGTTGTTACCTTTTTGATGAGTGCCACCAATTATCCAAAGACGCTCAAAACGCATTACTAAAAGCACTGGAAGAAGCCCCAGACCATTTGTATTTTATTTTATGCACAACCAACCCTGAAATGCTTTTAGGTACGATAAGGAGCAGGTGTACGTCATTTCATTTGAATACATTAGACGATGATGAAATGGATAAACTTTTAGTCCGTACTCTTAAAAAAGAAAAGAAAATACTTAAACAGGAGGTGATAGATGAAATAATACAATCAGCTCAAGGTAGACCAAGGAAAGCATTAACTGTACTTGAAAAGGTTATTGTTCTGGAAGAGGAAGAACAACAACTTAAATGCGCTAAAGAAGATTCTTTAGATGAAGGACAAGTTAAGGAGTTATGCTACCTTTTATTAAAAAAGAGTCCTTGGAAAAAAGTAAGTGCTGAATTGAAAAAACTAAAAAAGGAACAACCAGAGACTATCCGCAGGGCGGTACTTGGTATGATGAGTTCCGCTTTATTGGATGGATGGGGTTTCAAGTTCCAAAATGACCCCGGTTATGTTATGTCGTGGTTTTACGACAAGAGTACATATGATTCTGGTTTTAGTGGCATAGTATTTTGTTGCTATGCCATAACCCAAGGATTGGAGGTTTATTAATGTCTAAAATAGACTTTGCAAAAGATATGAAAATTGATGAAGGGGCTTTAGATGTAGAACTCTTGAATCAAGTAGATTTAGAGGCTAAGTATATTAAAGCTGTTTCAGAAGCAAGAAAGGATAGAGATTGGGCTCATGAAGAAGTCAAAACAGTCAGATCTGAATTAACCAGGGATTGTTTTGATGATCCAGAAAAAACAATAGGAAGGGATGACGGTAAGCCACCAACAGCAGCTCAAGTAGAATCGTATTACAGGACACATAAAGATTATAAAGCAGCAAAAGAAGACTTTATAGAAAAGGAGGATAGGTATAATGTTCTAAGTGACATGAAAGATGCTATTCATTTTACAAGAACAAAAATGTTGGAGAACCTTGTACGTTTATTCAGTGAAGAATATTTTGCTGGACCAAGGATTCCAAGAAACTTACAAAAAGAAAGAAAGGAGTGGGATGCAAATAACAAAAGAAACAAAAGGATAGGTAAAAAACTGAAAAGGGGTTCTAAATGAATGGTAGAATAGCAAAAGAAATTAAACGACAAATATATGGCGATTATAGCCCCAAATTTCGGAAATATAAAGTCAATACAAAAACTAATCAAATCATAGCTGATCCGAAAAGACAAGAATATCAACAAGCAAAAAAACAATACAATGAAAAGAAAGGAGCTTAAACATGGCAAGAAAAAAAGCTGGTAAGAAAAAAGCACGTTTTGGTAAAAAAAGTAGAGAATGGAGAAAGAATAAAAGCTCAGGTGGATCAAATTATCTGAATGCACTTCCTGATGGAATTGAGTTTTTTAAACCTAAAGGAGGTAAAAAATATACATTTGATATTTTGCCTTATGTTGTAAAGAATCCTGAATTGCACCCCGCCTCCGAAGCAATCAATGAAGATGGATTGTTTTGGTGTTTGCCTTTCAGACTCCATAAGAATGTAGGACCAAACGATTTGTTGGTTGTTTGTCCTAAAAGTGTAGGACGGGCTTGTTGTATGTGTGATGAAAGGTCTGAAATATATAATGACCCTGATAGAGATGATGACGAAGCAAAACCCTTGAACTCCAGTGCCAGGACACTTTTTGCAATTAAAATGCTGAAAGGACCGGAAAAAGGAAATATCATGATTATGGATATTTCTGATTATTGTTTTATGGAAATCCTTGAGGAAGAACTGGATGATTTGCCAGAGGAATACGAAGACTTTGCCTGTCTCGTAGACGGATATTCTATTGAAGTCCGTTTTAAAGAGGATTCATTTGGTAAAATCAAATTCGCTAAAGCATCTAAAGTAAACTTCATTGAAAGAAAAGAGGATTACGATGAATCCATTCTTGATGAAGTCCCTTGTCTTGATGATTTGATTACTTGGCCTACTTCTGAAAAGATGGAAAAGTTGTTTTACGGCGCTGATCCAGAAGATGACGATGACGAATCAGATGAACCAAAGGATAAGAAAGCAAAAAAGAAACGAACCAAAAAAGATGAACCGGAAGAACCTGATGATGACGGAGACGATGATCCTGATTATGATATCACTTGGGATGATCTCCTTGAAATGGATCATGATGAACTCCTTGAAGTTATTGAACACGAAGAACTTGATATTGACGAAGATGAAGCGGAGGATGCTGATGAAGATGAACTAAGGGATTTTATTGCGGAAGAACTTGGTATTAAGAAACCCATCAAAACCAAAAAGAAAAAAGGTAAAAAGGATAAAGCGAGTAAAGTGAGTACAAAGAAAGAAAGAAAGGAAAAACAAAAAGGGAAATCAAAGAGTATGAAAAAAGCATTAAAGTGTCCTTTTGCGTACCAATTCGGGGTAGAGTTTGAAGATCACGAAGAATGTGATGATGAAGAATGTGAACTGTATGAACAATGCTTAGAAGCATTTGAGAACGAGGACTAAATGAGGCGCAAGATCGACAAGAAAGAAGACATAGGGATGTTATTTCCTCATGCTTCTAAAAACAAAAAACCTTTCGGGGATACCTTTCATGCTAAACATAAATTGATGGGTGGATACCTTGATAGAAAACTTGTCGATCTTGCTTCTCTCTTTTGCGTTTATACAGGGATAAGCAAGACCGACTTGATTACTGAATTAGTGCAAAACAAATCCAAAGAATTTCCTACAGAGAAACAAATGATGGAAGGGATTTGTAAAAAACATCTTGATTACTGGATCGAGTATGTTGAATCTAACGATATAGAAGAAGGAATACAGTATCATTACCGAAAAAAGAAACTATGGGAACCTTACAAAAAACAATTAAAAAAGGAGCTATATAAACACATACCAAAATTCTATGCGAATTACGTTTTGGATTACATTGAACAAGCTCAGTTTTAGGAGGAATTATGCGGGAAATAAAATTTAGAGTGTGGGATGTTAAAGATGGGTGCATGATTACGAATCCGCTTGACTTCCCGGAATTATACCCCACAAACGAATTAATGCAATATACCGGCCTGAAGGACAAAAACGGCGTGGAGATTTACGATGGGGACGTCTTAATGATCCACAATCCACCCAACCAGGTCCAAAGAATGGAATTGATCTGCACCGTTAAGTATTTACCTGGAGCCTGGTATGCTATTGTCAAGAAAACAAACATATGGGATCATTACCGGGTGGAAAGACTCGGAGATGGCCATGAAATACTTCTGGTGAACATAGCAGACGAAAAACCTATACAAGTTATCGGCAACACCTTTGAAAATCCCAATCTTTTGGAGACTTTATGATAATACGTAAACGGAAAAAAGATGATAAATCAGCCAAGTCATTGAGGAAACAAAAAAGACGGGCTTCTAAAAAAGAAAAAGAACAGCCTGGGCTATGGATACCAAGTGGGTCTATAATAATGAATTTGGCGTGTTCTGATCGTTGGTACGGGGGTTATAAAGCCGGCACTATGGTCAATACGGTTGGTGATTCAGGATCAGGTAAATCTTTCCTTGGATTGAGTGGATTAGCTGAAGCATTTTATATGGGTAAAAGTGGAAGATGGAAAGATTATCCTATGCCAGACCTATCTCAATACCGCCTTATATATGATGATTCAGAATATGCAAACTCTTTCAATAT